CAACCGCAAAAGAAAAAGAACTGTATGACATTCACGGGCTGGTTGTTATGGAAAACTTTATCCCTGAAGTCACTTGCAAGGAATGGGACCAAAAACTTAAAGCCGCTAAGCCTGATTCATTTGAAAGCGAGCAAGGGCTTTCAGCGGGTGGATTCTTTGAGGCTGGAAAAAATCTGTACAACTACCTTGATACGTTTGCGATTATGGAGTCTTGCCCAGAAATCGTTGACTTTTACGCTGGCAACATTGAATGGCTCAGGAGACTAACAGACGCACCAGTCGTGAGAAGCAACTTCTTCAAAAGTGCAGTGACGGCTGTGCAATTCGAGGCGCCTGGATCTACGCAATCGTGGCACAGGGAATCTAATCCAGTGACCCTGATCGCTTACCTTACAAGCAACGTCGATCAAGGTGCGATAGAAGTCGTGGAGAACTCTCAGGGGAAATCATCATATTTATACCCAAAGATTGGTCGAGTCATTGTGATGAACGGCAGGTATGTAAGGCACAGGGTGCATGCAATGCAAACAAGCCAAAGGCGGGTGTCTGTGGTGTGTAATTATTACCTGCGGGGAGACCACGGAAGACCAGCAGACGCTGACAGCCACATTTACGGTGACCATGATTAAATGCGTTGAGTGCAATCAAAAATTTAATCCGTTTGACGCACAAGTGCGGACAATGGGGAAAAGCAAAAAGATTTGTTGTCCAAAGTGCAATTCTTGGTTTGAGTATGGCAGGTCTGGGAAATGACTAGTGTGGCAAAAAGGCGTGCTCGACGACCCGTGATCGACATGAGATTTGACTCGCAAGAAAGAATTGACGCCTGGAGAGCAACTGGAAAGTTCCCTCAAATTCACGACACGTTATTCAATTACGTTATGTCTAGGACAAATGCAACTAAAATCCTTGACCTATGTGGGTCAACAGGTCTTCTATCTCGCAGATTTATTTCAGCGGGTATTCCAGCAGTTGGCATTGAGGGAGAACAAGACTCTATTGAGCGAGGGGTCTGGGGGGAAGATCAGCCAGTCAAGCATATGTGGATCACGCCAGAAAACGTGCATGAAGTTTCTGAATGGATGCTGGAACATAAAGTAGATTCAGTTGTTGCGCGCAGGTGCATTAGTGAATTGATCCCAGTCTTCCCAGTACTTGGTACAATATTTATTCAGGGCGGGGCTAAGGAAATGTTCTTAGAGGGTAGGCAACGCGTTGCCAAGCCAACACACCCATGCCCAGATATTGAGCACGAAATCATGCCGTTTGTTGGTGAGTGGGACGGCTGCAAGGCATCTTGGAAAGTCGTACACAGATTCAAAGAGTGCGCACATCTTGTGCCACTTGACAATCTAGAATCGCTCACGTAAGATTGTCTCAACCTCGTGATGGGCGAGGATAGATAGGAGACAGAGATGAAGTACGACACGTTTGGGCTACGTCACGGGAATGGTTGGTATAACGGGTTTACGCCAAACGAGCGAGGCAAGGTGGGTCGCTGGCAAAACAAGCAGTACGCTGCAGGATTCCCTCGACCAACTGAATGCGACTCTTGCGGTCAAACGCAAGGGCTTATTATCCATCACTGCGAAGATTACGGTGAACCGTTTGGCGATCACATTTGGCAGTTCCCGCTTTGCTACAGATGCCACATCATGCTGCACTGCAGGTTTTTTGCTGGGGACGCATTCGAGGAGTACGTGAAATTAGTGGAGTCTGGGTATCAATTTGCCGCAATGTACAAGATGGATTTTGGGACTTTGAAGCGTGATCACATTGCTACGCCTGGCGCACGAATTGCGAAGTACAGGATCGTAGAGCCAAAAGGAAATCGAGTGCTTGCCAGATGCGCTGAAGGGGAATGGCTGCCAAGCGATCTTGATAGCCTGGTCAAGGAAGGGATGGAAGTTCCAGACAAGCCAAAGCCAACAGTTCAGCAATCGTCTCTATGGGCGGTTGGCGCGAGCACGCTCGCTTAATGCCAGCGTACGACTACAGGTGCCGTTCCTGTGGGACCGTGGTGGAGGTTGTCAGGAAGATTACTGACGACAGTAAGGTTTGCTGCATTCACTGCGAGACAGAGATGGAGCAGATAATTACGGCGAGTGAAAACGTGGTGTTCATGGGGGACGGATGGGCAAGAAAACAGAAGAAGGAAGAATGATGGAATGCGGGCACGCGGTCTGTCACTTATGCGCATGGAACCAATTCAACGCAGAGGTTGGACCGTACTGGAAAATTGACATCATGGTCAGAGACCCAGAAAACGGAACTTGGAAAGTTAGGGCATTTGCCACTGATCATTTGGATTACTCAGCGCATCTATTGAATTTGAATAAGGACAGGTACCTTTACGCGCAGTCAGACTTAATAGGGTCTGCAATTGAAATACTTACGCGAAGATGCTCTGCGGCTCTTCTTGAATTGGCTGAGAGAGATAACTAGAATCGAGTTGCTGAAGTAAAGTAAAGCGCTACGGACCCAACGTCAGCGGCGTAGACCAATGCGTCAACCAGGTCATCGTGCTCGCTATTTGGGAAACCCATCATCTCCCGCTCCAATTCAGCCAGACCTGGCGCATTTCGAAGATGAAACACTTTCCCTGCTTCGTATCTGGCTGCAAGCGCTCGAGACCTACTTACCTTGTCTTTATCTGGTCGCACTGCTCTTGCTGGAAGTCGCGTTTCGCTCAGCATCTCCCTGACAAACGTGCTTTGATGCTGCACTGCTTCGATGTTGAGGTTTTCCACATGCCTAGGAGACCCTGCTGATTGAGCCCACGACTGACCGCGCATCCCAAGAATCCCAGAGTCCCAAGACAATTTTGGACTGGTTGGGTCGTCGACAAGACTTCCTGTTTTGCTGATGCCAGTAAGCCACTGTCTGTGACCCTCCTGCATGCGAGACCTGTACGCTCCAACAATGTAAATGTTGTAATCCTTGTCTTCAATGATTTCGACGGCGGCAGTGTAGTCGCTTCTTTCGCTGGCGCTTGCCGCCAGGTCAACGCCAACCCTTCTGGCGCCCTGAGGAACCTGATCAACGTACTGGAACCACTCGTACCTAAAGATGTTTCCACCCATTGAGGTAACGTCGTTTTGGTATTGAAGCATGAAGATTGGCGTTCCAAGTTCGTCTCGCTTTTTCTGTAAATCCTCTACCGTGTACATGCCTTTCCAAAGAGGCTGACCGTCCTCAATGGCGGCTCGCTTTAAAGTTGGAATTCCCTTGCGGGTCAACTCAGCATAAAAATCGTCTTCATGCCAACGTGTTCCAATGTACCAACGCTTCGCTCCAGGAACAAGCATTGGGTCAATAACCTGCCAATACGTTTCGCTTGCCTTCTGACGTTGACCAGGGGTGGCATTTTCCCTCATGCCAACCATGTCGTCGCAGATAACAATGTCAAGGCGCGCGCCAGGCTTAATAGATGAAAGACCGTCTGAAAAGCATGTGCTGTCTTTTCCAAGGTTTACGCCTTTTACCGTCCACGTCTCGTCAGTCCACTTAGAGCCAACCACGCCGTCTTTAGCCCATGGGAACACCTCAGCAAACAATGGGCTTTCTACTAGGTTCTTGATCGCTCGTGATCGAGACATTGCTTCTGCCATGACTGCTGTAATAACGCCAATGCGCACCTTACCCTTGGTAACGCCTACAAGCCTTGCGGCGCGATGAATGAGCATTGTTGTCTTGGCGTGACCTCGAGGCATGAGCACAAGGGCAGCATCGTTCTTATCAAGAAAATCTTCCATCCCACGCAAGTATGGTGGGAACACAAGGTTGCTCATGTATTCAGCAAAGGCGGCATCTGACGTAGCCGCTTTGCGCCGTAGCCAGTCGCGGTACTCCCTATTGCTCAGTGTCTGTTGAGTCATTGCCTGTGGCAAGTTCAATTACCTTTCCTTCGATGATTGTGGACTCAAGAGATTCTGCCCACGCCCGCATGCGCTCAGCCAGTTGCGTGTCATCAAGAGCGTCAATTGCGTGCTCTGAAGACATTTCGACAGGTCCGCCGTTAGCCCCAGTGATCTCAAGACGATCTGCGCCATACGCTCCTGTAAGTTTTGCAATTCTATCTAGACCCTCTAGTTGCACCTTAAGGAACGCGACTTCCGTTGGACCGCCTCTCGCTCGCGCGGCTCCAGCCGCTGCTTGGCGCATAATGTCCCTTGCCTTAGCAAGAAGTTCTGCTCGAGTTCCGTCAGACCCGCCAGGGTTTTCAGCAGCCCATTCTTTTCTAATAGCAGAAATATGCCTGTAGACAGTGTCTAGTTTTAGGTCGACGGCAGAGGCAATTTGGCTTGGTGGCACGTTAGCCAACAGCAAGCCAGAAATCTTGTCCCTTAGCGCGCTTGTCTGCCCAGCAGGACGGCGACCAGTTTTTGCCATATAACATAGTATACACCACGCAGAGGTACACAGCATTGCTCCGCGCGATCAAGAGTGTATTATGTGCTCATGGCTGCCTCTGAATACAATATCACCGCGGAGCAGGGATCTGACTTGTCGTTCGTACTAACCTATAGAAGCGCTGCGGGGTCGCTCATCAACCTCACCGGGTATACGGCAAGAATGAAAGTTCGAAAGCGGGCGAGTAGTTCCGCAGCGTACCTCTCCTTGACAGAAACGGGGGGTCTTGCCCTTGGCG